TTCTGCTGGTTTGGGTTTCTCGGCGGGTTTGGGTTTCTCGGCGGGTTCGGGTTTCTCGGCGGGTTTGGGTTTCTCGGCGGGTTTCTCGGCGGGTTTCTCGGCGGGTTTCTCGGCGGGTTTCTCTTTTATAGATTCACTTGAAGATTTAGAACTTGAAACACTGGAATCACTGGAATCACTGGAATCACTGGAATCACTGGAATCGCTTGATTCATCGCGAACTTGTATCTCGGAAAAAGAAGAATAATATTTATCTATTTCATTATCGAATGCTTTGGTTAATTTTCTACAGAGCTTTAGAGGATCTTTACCATTATTTACTTTTTCAGCATAGATACTCATTATGCGATCCATAAAATCAGTTATCACGGAGAATTCATTTGAACTCCTACAATTTATAACACGGACAAGAATAGAATCTGATCTACTTTCTATGATAATTGATATCATATTGTCCTCTCTAATATTTCCAAGAGTATATTGTTCTTTTGCTCTTACATAATTATCAAAGTGATCCCTGGCTACCGAGTTACTACATTGGAAACGATACTGGATGAATGGTAAGATCTCGGAACTTTCTTTTATTGCCAATAAATTCGCGATATAGGGATAAATATATCTGTTATTATGAAAATCTTCATTTTTTGTGTAAATCAGATGAATATTATCTTTCTTATTGGCAATGAAACATTTATCATAAAATTTCGAACAAATATTAAGTATGAGATCTTTCTTAAAATTATTGATTGGGTAAAATAATTCTGTGTTGATAGTATTGTATGTTTTTGGATTCATAAATGGTTTATTATCCGATGAAAATTCATTTTCGTGATTAATTTTCTGAATTATTTCTAAACATTTCGTATTAATAAATGAAATATTATCATTATCTAAATTACTCGTTAAAGACTTATTAAATTCATATACTATCTCTATTTTCCCATTTGTGTGAAAAAATAATGTAACATAGTAATTTAAGTCTTTAATATAAACCACCAATGCGAAGGTATTTTTTACCATAATTGAATTTGGAGCTCTAAATGAGTGCGGAACATAAATCTTCTTTGTTAATCTTAAGAAACTACTTTCTAATATTTCTTCTTCATCAATGGATTTCTTGGAAACCTTGTAATAAGATTCTTTATAATTGTCTAAATACAATTTTGAAAACGGATACTCATCGCACAATTTAATATCTTTGAACATCCTCTGAGTATTTATCGCATTATTTTCATTATTATTTCCTGATACAAGCAAAATTGGTTTAATTTTTTTGAAAGTTAATAAAGATGAAAGACTATTTATCTTTTTGTGTTTTTCGCTATCTAAATTAAATCTGAAATGAATGGATTTTTGTATCTTTTTTAATTCCGTAATATGAGATTTATCTTCGGTTAGATCAGCTAAACCTACGCGGGGAAAATATTTCCTTACCAATCCCTTTAAGATCTCCTCTCCCGTTAATTCATTATTGTCTTTTATGTATTTGAGATAGTCTTTTAATGTGACAAAGTGAATAGAAAGATTATCATAATCTTCCTCAACAAGAGTTTTATTTAGAAGATCTTCCACATCAAAATATTTAATAGTTTTATCCTTATTAATAATATTATAATCCAAACCCTTATCTGTGAAAATATCTAATGAAATATCTTCGGCATTATGGCTCAATGGCTTAATATTTTTAAAGAGATCTTTCTGTAACTCTTTTTTTTCTAACTTGGCTAAACCTTCGACATATAGTTCTTGTCTCCCGGGGAACCAAACATTCCAATTCTTACGGGGAAAGTTATCCTCCATGAATTCTTTGTTCTTTTTGAGAAATGTTTTGAATTTATTTAGTTTTTTAAAATCGGGAAAATGTTCCTTAATATAAGCTCTAAATTTATCATTTGGCACAACTTTTTTCTCTAACTCCCGAATATCTTCATTATCTATCTTGGGATAATTAATAAAAGCAAAAATGTGATCTGAATTAATGATATCATTTACAGAAATAGCTATCTTATTAAAAATAGATCTTATTGTATCGGTATTTTGAATAGGATATTTCAATTTAATTTCTTTTTTACTATTTATGTCTTTGTGTTCATAAATAGTAAATTGGGTATTTATGGGATCACATAAGAGATCTTTCATTATATATTAAGATAATTAAAAAATTTAAAAATTAAAAAAATTAGATTTTATATTAATTAATAAATAATTAAATTATCATATTTATTTACTTTCAACGATTTAATTTTTTAGATCCATCGGTGTACTTGTTATTTCCTGACCACAATAATCAACCGGTTCCTTACCATAATCTTTTGGGATATAAATACCCATTTCTTCGGCATTTTCCAATAAGTATTTCATGTTGTCCCAGAATTCAGGTGGATGTCCTGTTTCTTTGCTCATTATGTGAGCCATTTCATGAACCGCTACAAATGTGACCGTATTATCATCTATAAATTTCTCGGTTTCTTTTTCCCTAATACAAATAGATAATTCATCACCTTTGTTAACTGAATATGCGACATATCTCGATCCGGGTATATTTTCTGTTATTATATCCGAATCAAAATTATCAGATAATCTTTTTATTTCTTCTTTTTTTGTATCCTTCGGTTCACAATGCTTGATTAAATCTTTTAATTTAATACTTAATGTACCCAATCTGTTTGCAGCCTCTTGTTTATCGGGTAACCGCCTGACATAATATTCTTGATTATTTGTTGTAGCATTGACCAAATCAAGGTTCAAACTTTTTCTTAGAAAGTTAATGTAAATAAACCCTGCCAAACCAACGCACAAAAGAATAGTGAATTCTCGGGATTGTAATTCCATATAAATATTATATATTTAAAAAATTTGATTAAAGATAAGTTAAATTTGATATTAAAAACAATTAGATTATTATTAATTATAATGTCTATTAAATCATTTCAAATAGTTGATTTGGTTTCAGACGATATCTATGTTAAAAATAATAAAACGGCTAAGAGTGTGAAAAAATTCTGTATCACGATTTACGGTAAAAATGAAAATAATGATAATGTGGTTTGTCATGTCCTCAATTATTTACCATACTTCTATCTTAAAATACCCTTAGAATGGGGTACGACGGAGGGTAGAAATTTACTGAATAGAATATGCCAAAAAAAGAGAAATAGAGATAATGAAATTACAATTATGAAAACATTTATTATGGGTTCGGGTGATAATTCATCCAAAGTAATTAGAGGTAAAGACTTTTATTCTTTAGAATGGGATAATCAACGCAATAAAGTTGTAGAATATAATTTCTTAAAAGCATGTTTCACTAATCTTGGAGATATGAAAAAGGTAATTATGGAGGTGAAGAAGTTTTATAACACCTACGGCAAAAATAGTGAGTTCACATATACGGATAAAGATAAAGAATGGATTGAACTTGATAGAACTTGTTCTGAAGATAAAATTTGTGACAGCAATTTATATGAAGCATCTTTGCATCCTATAATTAGATTTATTCATGAAAGAAATATTAACCCAACGGGCTGGATCCAGTGTGAAACAATGGAAAATTTGTCTCTGCGGAGTGTATTTTCTCAATATGATGAAGAATATTGTTGTGATTGGAAAAATGTTGAACCAATTGAAGATATACGGACAAGTAATTATAAGATTGCTTCTTTTGATATTGAGTGTGATAGTTTAACAGGGGATTTCCCGATGGCACAAAAAGATTATAAGAAATTCGCGGCTTCAATCTTTGATTCGTATAAAATAATTAGGAAACAAAGGGCTTTAAAGATAGAATTAAAACCCAACGATGATTATGATTCCGATTTTGATGATGAAGAAGATATTGAATATTTAGAAGATATTACAATGAATCTTTTAAAGTTTGGGTTTAAATTAGATGTACCTAATGTAAAGAGTTATTATGAATTTATCGACGAGTATGAATTTGAAACCTTGGAAGATAGAATTATTCTAGAAGATAATATGAAAACTATTGTAAATGAAATATCTAAAATTTCAGATATCTTAAGAATTATTAATGAAGAAAAAAATAAAAATAAGGAACGCGACAATATCATCGAATTAATGAAAGAAATTATTACAGAAAATGCCTTCGGTCCCCGCAGAGGAGCGGATGATACGGAAGAAGATAAAGAAGTAGTAATAAAGGGAGACCCGATTATTCAGATTGGAACAGTCTTTCATGATTACGGAACCAATAATTGGACACGAAATATTCTTGTTATTGGTCCCAAAGAAAACATGACGGATGAAGAAATATGCGATAAAATGGATAATCTTAATATAGATGTTGTCTCTTGTAAAGATGAGAAAGAATTATTGAAAAAATGGTCGCAATTAATTAAAGACGAAGATCCGGATTTTATAACGGGTTATAATATCTTTGGTTTTGATTTTAGATATATTAAAGAAAGAGTTGATGTCTATTTCCCCTGTCCAACAACTTCATCGGGGGGATGTTTATGTGATAAATGGGGACACGATGACACTTGTCCAAAATCCGAATTTTATAATTTAGGAAAAATCGATGAAGGTGAAACAAGTCATCGTAACAAAATTTGTAATTATAAAGTTCAAGATTTAAATTCATCTGCTCTGGGGGAAAATAAATTATCATATTTTACGATGGACGGTCGTATCCTCTTTGATATACAGAAAGAGATTGAAAAAGGTCATAATTTAGATTCTTATAAACTCGACAATGTTGCTTCGCATTTTATGAGAGGAAAACTAAAAGAAATAAACAAGAAAAGAATCCAGGTTTCAACAATTGGGAATCTCAAAGGAGGCGATTTTATCTCATTTAGTCTTCATAGCAATATTGGAGAGGAAACATATGAAGATGGAAAGAAAATTAAAATTAGATGTATAAAAGAAAATAATATTTATTTAGAAGAAACATTAAATCTAAGATTGGAAGATTATCATAAAATTGAATGGTGTTTGAATAAGGACGATATTTCACCCCAAGATATCTTTGATAAACATAAACATGGGGGGGCATCAGGTAGAGCCGAGGTAGCAAAATATTGTATTCAGGATTGTGAATTATGTATTAACTTATTGGTTCTATTGGATATTATTCCTAATAATTTAGCGATGGCGAATGTATCATTTGTTCCGGCTTCTTATATCTTCTTAAGAGGCCAGGGAGTTAAAATTACGTCAGTTGTGACAAAAGAATCTTCAAAACGAAATACAAGGATTCCCGAATTAATTAAAATTCCGAATCTTAAAGATTATGTTAAGATGGCGAAAAAGGGGTCTTCGGAACAAGAGATCATAGATCAGATAGAAGAAGATGCCGATTGGAGGAAACCAACTTCATGGGAATTAGAAAGTTGGTTAAAAGAAATTATGAAAAAGGACAAATATAAGATTCAAGGTTATGAAGGAGCTATTGTTTTAGATCCTACACCTGGGATATATCTCGATGATCCAATTGCTGTTCTTGATTATGCTTCATTGTATCCATCATCTATTATTGAGAAGAATATTTCACACGAAACTTATATCGAAGATTACTCTTTAATTGAGAAGAATGGTTGGATAGAAGATATAGATTATCATACTATTAAATATAAGAATTGGATTTATAAGGGAAAGGGTGAAGGGGATGTGGTAGAAAAGTTGTTAGATGAAGAAAAACCTGAAATTGTTTGTCATTTCTTGACTAAGGATTTCATGAAGAGAAATGAGATGGTCGGGAAATCGGAAGAACCCATGGGAATTATTCCAGCTGTCTTGGCTCATCTATTAAGTGCGAGGAAAGCAACCAAACAAATAATGAATAAAGAGAACGATGAATTTAAGAAAAAAGTCCTGGATGGATTACAATTGGCCTATAAAGTCACAGCTAATTCTGTTTATGGTCAATTGGGTGCGAAAACCAGTCCCATCTTCAAATTACAATTAGCCGCATGTACCACTTCAGTTGGTAGAGAAAGATTAACGGTTGATGCCACGAATGGCGTAGAGGTGTGGGCTAAAGCGAGTGGCTACGATAAACCTGAAGTTGTTTATGGTGATACAGACTCTGTCTTCATTAAATTCAGTAGAAAAGATAAAGACGGTAATATCCTGGAAGGCAAGCAAGCACTAGAACATTCAATTAAGTGTGGACAAGAAGCGGGTGAATTTATTAAAGAATTAATGAATAAGGAAGGAAAACAGCCTCAAGTCTTGGAATATGAAAAAACATTCTGGCCATTTATTCTTATCTCTAAGAAAAGATATACTGGTGATAAATACGAGTTCGAACCCACCGGGGCAAAGAGAACTTCCATGGGTATTGTTTTAAAAAGGAGAGATAATGCACCAATAGTAAAGTATGTATTTGGTCATGTGATTGAGAAAATAATGATTGAAAAAGATTTCGATGCTACGGTGGAATGGTTAAAGAAAACTTTAAAACAAATCAGAGCTCGCAAATTTGCTTTATCATATTTTGTAATATCTAAGTCGTTAAGAGGTTATTATAAAAATCCACAGAGTATAGCCCATAAAGTATTAGCAGATAGAATGGCTGAGAGGGATCCGGGTAATAAACCGAAAGCAAATGATAGGATACCATATGTTTATAAGATTGTTGACGATAAGCCAATAAAAATTGGCTATAAGATTGCGAAAGAAACATATCCATGTGGATTTAAGAAAGTTAAAAAGAAAATTCCAGATGGGGTTTATAAAAAGGGGGCAAAAAAAGCCGGGCAAATAAAATATAAAACAATTTACGTTGATGGGGATCCAAAATATAAAACAAGACCGATAAGAGGTGAAGCTAAATACAAGAAAAAGGTAATTTTACAGGGTGATAGAATAGAACATATTGATTATATGAAGGATGAATCTATTCCCAAAGAAGATCGATTAATTGATTATGAATTTTATATTACGAATCAGATTATGAATCCGGTGAAACAAGTCTTAGACTTAAAAATGGATCCTAAAGAAACTGAAAAATTATTCTTAAAATAATTATGAAAATTATTTATAACAGATAATATAAAATGGTTCTGAAGCGTATGTTGGGTGGTGGATTAGAGAAGGCGTCAAATGAAATGAGTAAGAAGATGGGTGCCAATGGACAAATCTATATGTTTTTTTTAGGTGTTATGGCCTTAATCCTAAAGACATTAGTGGTTCAGTGGGCTTACAATAAGATATGGCCTAAACTTATGGTGAATAGTGGTCAGAGTATAGAGAGATTTAAGCCTTTAGATTTCCATGAAGCATTTTTATTGGTTGTTTTATTTATGTTTCTTTAATTAAATTAATATTCTATTTTTTTTTTCTATTCTAAGGTATAAAATAATGGGAGGAGGATTAATGCAACTTGTAGCTTATGGCGCTCAGGATATTTACCTTACGGGTAACCCGCAGATTACTTTCTTCAAGGTTGTTTACCGGAGGCACACTAACTTCTCAATGGAATGCATCCAGCAGACTATGAGTGGTACAGTCGCTGATAGTGGTAACTCAACTGTCACTATTTCTCGTAATGGTGATTTAGTATCAAAGATATATGTTACAGAAAGTTCGGCTACTGACCTGCATAGCGGTACCCACTTAATAAGTGAAGTAGAATTAGAAATCGGGGGTCAGCGCATTGACCGTCAAACTAGGGAATGGATGAATATTTGGACTGAATTAACTACCCCCCCCGGTAAAGCGCGCCCCCTTAAGATTATGCAGTTAGATATGGGTCATAAATTAACAGCAGCAACAAGCACGGGTGTAATTATGGCCCAAATCCCACTTCAATTCTGGTTCTGTCGCAACCCGGGTCTCGCTCTCCCTTTAATTGCCCTTCAGTACCATGAGGTCAAACTCAAGTTCACTTGGGGGGCAGTGACCACCAGCGTCGGCGGTGTTTCGAACACGGCTTCTCCAATTGTTTGGTGTGATTATATATACCTTGACACAGACGAACGACGCCGTTTCGCCCAAGTATCCCATGAATATCTAATTGAACAAGTTCAGATACAAAGTTTAGGTGGTACTCTTAGTCAAAAATTAAATTTCAATCATCCGGTAAAGGAACTTATCTGGACTACCCCCCCGCTCACATCAGATAGCGGATCTTCGACCCTGACTTCGCAGCTACAGTTGAATGGTCATGATCGCTTTTCGGCACAAGAAGATGAATACTTCTTACTCAGACAACCATATGATTATCACACTAATGTTCCTCATCAGAATTTACCAGCGGGCTTACAAGGAAGTGATGTTGTGCAAACGACTGGTGTAGAGCTTCTTACTAATGTAATTAATGCCGCCGCGAAGGGCGGCACCAATGTAGTCGTACCAGCTAATACAGTTTTTATTGGTAATGTTAATACCTTGGATAACGGAGATGATACGGCATTTACCGCCGGGACATACGTGATCGGCGCCACCGCATCTGCTGGTTATATTGGTGGCGGTGCTGGGGGTGTATTACTATTACCCTCAGCCCTGGGGGCTTTATTTGAGGTCGGAAAAAGATATAGAATAGGCGTCGCGGGCGCGCATGCCAAAGCGCGGCACGCGCGTGCACCTGGTCACTGGTTCAACGGGCAGAATATCCCTTCAACAAAGCGCCACCCCAGCTCCACCCCCCTCACGCTTGAGGTCGTGGTAAACGGGAATTTTATAGTTAGTGGCTCCGGTACCGCCGACGCCACGCATGCCAAAGCCACGGATGTATATGTTAATATAGATACGGTCTTGGCTACTGGCACGTCAACCACAGGGGCCGGCGCGCTGGGCGCCGGACATTTCTCAATCGTGAGCCTTAAAGAAATTCATGGAGGAACGTCCGGTTACCATGAAGCAAGTACAAGTAAGATGACTGAAAGAATTAATGTTTACTCTTTCGCCCTTAAACCGGAGGAACACCAACCTTCTGGGACGTGTAATTTTTCGAGAATTGACAATGCTAAATTAATATTTACAGGCACCGCCCCAACATCGACGTGCAATGTGTATGCTGTTAACTACAATGTCCTTCGTATCATGAGTGGTATGGGTGGTCTAGCCTACTCGAACTAAATGATCAAACTTCTAGATAGATCATAATCTAATTTAATTAAATTTTTCTTCTTACAAAAAATAACTATTGTTTAAAATAGTTATTTTTTCTTTTATTTTATATTATATTATTAAAATGGCTGGAGGATTAATGCAATTAGTCACATACGGTTCACATGATGTTTATTTGACTGGGAACCCACAAATAACATTCTTCAAAATTGTTTACAGAAGACATACGAATTTTGCTATGGAATGTATTGAACAAGTCTTAAATGGTGGGACACCGAAAGCTGGGGGGATTAATACTTGCACCATCTCAAATAGCGGGGATTTAGTTCATGATATATGGATCGAAGATAAGGCTCGGACTGGTTCTCATGGTGATATATATAAATATATAGATAATGTTGAAGTTGATATTGGCGGACAAGTAATTGATAAGCAGCACGGTGATTGGAATGCTATTTGGTGGAATTTAACAACTCCTGAATCAAAAGTGGGGGGATTAGAGGAGTGTTTTATGGGGAATATTAATGTGGAAGGTGGTGAAAATGATCGTTTTTTTTGGTATCCTCTTAATTTTTGGTTTTGTCGGAATGTTGGATCTGCTGTACCACTTATTGCTTTACAATATAACGAAATGAAATTAAAAATAAATTGGGGATCTGTTAGTACAGTTAGTCCCAAAGCAATTGTGTTGGTAGATTATATATGCCTTGATACCGATGAAAGAAGAAGATTTGCTCAAATATCTCATGAATATTTAATAGAACAAGTTCAAAGAATACATGGTCCCGCGGATACTGATAATATTAATTTAAATTTTGATCACCCTGTTAAGGAATTAATTTGGGTAAATGATATGACAGCACCCGCGTCTTCTACCGGTGCGACATGTAAATTTGGTGCGATGAAAGATCCGGTGAGATATTACGTGGGGGATCAATTAAAATGTAAAATACAATTTAATGGCGAAGATAGAATTTCTTACAGACCTTCAAGATATTTTAAAGTAATTCAGCCTCTGAAATATCATACAAGGGTTCCAGGGGAATGGGGTCCGGTAAAACAAAGATTAGAAGTTATTGGGGATGGTCAGCCGGTAGCTTCGGGTGATCCTAAAATTGAAATAGCTAGTAATACAACTGTTAGAATCGGTCATTATAGTTGGTTAAAAGATGTTCTGATAGTAGAAGACACTGTAGAACTCATGGGTCTGACGCCGCCCACAACAGTTTCCAGCGGTAACAATGACTCGACTATAAGGTCTATACACGGAGATGTAGAGACGAATAACGGAAGCCAAAGTATAGCCCCGGGCGGCCTAACTGCTGTCACTGACTCCGGAGATTTAACGGGAAATGCCAATCAACTTCATATAAATGCCATTAGCGACCCCAAAGTGACCGCCGGCAATACTTACGGAATTGAATTCAATACAACATCATACTCAGGGTCATCAATAACAATTGATCTAATATTACATAAAATAAAATATAGAGAAGCGAAAACATTGATAGCTGGTAATAAAGATCAAAGTTCGGGTATATATTTGTATTCTTTCGCCCTTAAACCCGAAGAACACCAGCCATCCGGTACATGTAATTTTTCTCGCTTGGATAATGCTAAATTGATATGCTCGGGGGGCAATTTTGGATTAGCTACGAATACTTATAAGATCTTCGCAGTAAATTACAATGTTCTCCGCATCATGAGTGGTATGGCTGGTCTTGCTTACAGCAATTAAATACCCATAATTAGATAAATCATATCTATTCTTTGTAAAATTAAATAAATCTAAGTTTTATTTGATTAATTAAAATTTAAGTTAATTATTTCCCAGAATTTTTTTCTATTCTAAGGTATAAAATAATGGGAGGAGGATTAATGCAACTTGTAGCTTATGGCGCTCAGGATATTTACCTTACGGGTAACCCGCAGATTACTTTCTTCAAGGTTGTCTACCGGAGGCACACCAACTTCTCAATGGAATGCATCCAGCAGACCTTGGGTGGAACTACTGCTGCGAATGCTAGCCAAACGTGCACTATTTCCAGGAACGGTGATTTAGTCTTTAGTTCATATATTACTATAGAACAAGCCCACGCTGATCCGACTGTAACTAGTCTTACCACTAAGGATAATCATCACGCAGGTGAGGCTGGTGCTGTATATGATCTTGTTGATTCTGTTGAGGTTGAAATTGGAGGTCAAAAGATCGATAAACAATATGGTGATTGGAATGCCATATGGTGGGAAGTATCTACACCCGCGAGCAAAAGGGGTGCATTAGAAAGCATGTTGAAACAGGGTGATGAATATTCATCCAACGCTAATAATAAAGTTTGGTATCCCTTAAATTTTTGGTTTTGTCGTAATCCTGGTCTTGCTTTACCTTTAATTGCTTTACAATATCATGAAGTGAAACTTAAATTTGTGTGGGGCCCCGTTTCGCCCAATTCAGTTGAAGTATGGTGTGATTATATTTACCTTGATACCGATGAGAGACGCAGATTCGCTCAAGTATCCCATGAATATTTAATTGAGCAAGTACAGAGACAAACAACGGGGGGTAATACTGATTCTGTTAAATTAAATTTCAATCACCCCGTTAAAGAATTATTTTTTGTAAATTCCCGTGGTTCTACTGGGAGTAAAGCTGGATGCGAATTTTTCCCTATAGGACATACACCGGGCGGCGATGTTACATTTGTGCCGGGTGGTGTAGAAGATGATCTTCAATTGAAATTACAACTCAATGGCCACGATCGTATGGCTTATCAAGATGCTAAATATTATAAGAAAGTGCAATTATGGCAACACCACTCATATTGCCCCACGAGTACACCGGGCCACCACTCAGTGCAGATGCTTGCCAGCAAGACAGCTTATCCCGCCAATGGCGTACTTTGGAGTCACAGTAAAACTATTCGTCTAAAAGATGTATACTGGAATGTAGAAGCTGGACTGTGTGGAGCCGACACTCAGGTAATCGTAAAGGGTGGGGCTCTTGCTACTGCGGGAAAAGTCGTATCACCGGTGGATCTCACCGATGTGATGGCTTGGTCAACGGGCGGCGGAGCTAAGGCTACGCATGCTAACACCACGTCTAATCGCCACAGAAATATAGTCCCCGCTCACTATGGCCTCGGCTTAAAAGTCATCAGTGTTGTTGATAGACACGGTCATATATATTTTGAATATGATGAACTTCCGACCATCGTTGGAGGTGATGTCGACAATCTATCGAATATCTACTGTTATTCCTTTGCCCTTAAACCCGAAGAACACCAACCGTCCGGCACATGTAACTTCTCCCGCATTGACAATGCTAAATTAATGTCTGATACTGCTATGGGTGATGCTAACACTACAATTAAGGTATTCGCTGTTAACTACAATGTCCTCCGCATCATGTCTGGTATGGGTGGTCTTGCCTACTCTAACTAAATGATCAAACTTCTAGATAAATCATAATCTAATTTAATAATTAAATTTTTCTTCTTACAAGAAATAACTATTGTTTGAAAATAGTTATTTTTTTCTTTTATTTTATATTATATTAGTAAAATGGCTGGGGGATTAATGCAATTAGTCACATATGGTTCTCAGGATGTTTATTTGACGGGGAACCCACAAATAACCTTCTTCAAGCTTGTTTACAGAAGACATACGAATTTTGCTATGGAATGTATTGAACAAGTCTTAAATGGTGGGACGCCGACAGCTGGGGGGATTAATACTTGCACCATCTCAAATAGCGGGGATTTAGTTCATGATATATGGATTGAAGATATAACACGTGACGGCGAAGAAGGTAAAATATATCAATACATAGATAATGTTGAGATTGGTATTGGTGGTCAATTAATAGATCGTCAACATGGGGATTGGAATGCTATTTGGTGGAATTTAACAACACCCGAATCAAAAGTAAGTGGATACGCAAATTGTTTTTTAGGTGGCATAAGAACCGAACATGTATCCTTGGCACATTCTTTTTGGTATCCACTTAATTTTTGGTTTTGTAGGAATGTTGGATCAGCTATACCTCTTATCGCTTTACAATATAATGAAGTTAAACTTAAAATACTTTGGGGATCCAATAGTATAGTTAGTTCTAATGCAAAAGTGTTGGTAGATTATATATTCCTTGATACTGATGAAAGAAGAAGGTTTGCCCAGATATCTCATGAATATTTAATAGAACAAGTTCAAAGAATACATGGCCCCGCAAATATTCAAAATATTGATCTAAATTTTGATCATCCTGTTAAGGAATTAATTTGGGTAAATGATATTTTAAATTCTACATTATCTGGTATAACTGAGACTAGTTCTTCGGGTGCTACGTGTTATTTTGGATATATGCGAAGCCAAGGTTTACATGCCGACCATTTATCATGTAAATTACAATTAAATGGCGACGATAGAATTTCTTACAGACCTGCTAGATATTTTAAACTTGTCCAACCCTTAAAATATCACACAAGAGTTCCGGGTGGATACGGTCCAATAGAACATATTCAAGTTATTCACGGGAGGGGCAGCCATGCAAGTGCGGCCGATGCCCCGACGCATTTAAGCACGGGGGAAACTAAAGTAATAGGTATTTTCACATTCCAGCATCTACACCAAATAGTTAGTTGTGTCCCCCAAAGTATCTCCGGCTCTAATGGGTCTGAAATAAGGTTCAAGTTACAGCAGGGTACGGCTAGTCACAGTGAGGGTGGTTTGAGCATCACGGGGGCTACTGACATATCCGGTACTTACTCTGGTCAGGGTCCACACACAGTGGTCCCTCTTACGGAGAATAACTCTGATGCGGGAACAACATTGGCCGGATCATTTACAAATGCAAGCAGCTCGGTTGAGGTTACTATGGAACTGATAATTTTTGATATATATTATAGAGATATACGCCGATTAATTGGAGGGGGGAAATACAACCTTGCGAATATATATGTTTATTCTTTCGCCCTTAAACCCGAAGAACACCAGCCATCCGGTACATGTAATTTTTCTCGTATAGATAATGCCAAATTGGTGTGCTCCGAAGATTTTGGAGAATCTACGAATACTTATAAGATCTTCGCAGTAAATTACAATGTTCTTCGCATCATGAGTGGTATGGCTGGTCTTGCTTACAGCAATTAAATACCCATAATTAGATAAATCATATAAATCATATCTATTCTTTGTAAAATCAAATAAATCTAAGTTTTATTTGATTAATTTAAATTTAAGTTAATTATTTCCCAGAATTTTTTTCTATTCTAAGGTATAAAATAATGGGAGGAGGATTAATGCAACTTGTAGCTTACGGCGCTCAGGATATTTACCTTACGGGTAACCCGCAGATTACTTTCTTCAAGGTTGTCTACCGCAGACACACTAATTTCTCGATGGAGGCTATTGAACAGACGTGGAATGGGCCGGAGGGTGGGCTTACTGCTGCCCGCTGTACGGCAACTATTTCACGCAATGGTGATTTAGTTCACAGAATGTATTTAGAACTTGATGGGACAGTAGCTACTAACCACGCCAATATTACATCTACTAGTATTACTGATGTTGAACTTGAAATAGGTGGACAAAAGATAGATAAACAAACTGGACAATGGATGAATGTTTGGTCTCACTTAACCGAACCAAATCCGTCCGGAGCCACAGGCGAATCAACCGGATCGATCGCGATCGGCACATTATTTCAAAATATGTCAGGTATGGGAGGTTCGGATACTAATGCAGCTGATGCAGTTAAATATTTTGTCCCATTACAATTCTGGTTTTGTCGTAATCCGGGTCTTGCCTTACCTTTAATCGCACTTCAATATCATGAAGTTAAAGTTATATTAAATCATAATTTCGGAGTATCCAATGGGACCGCCGGCGCCTTTTCGGCCTTTACGTCCAATAAATTATGGTGTGATTATATTTACCTTGACACCGATGAACGTCGTCGTTTTGCCCAGGTTTCACACGAATACCTTATTGAACAAGTTCAAGAACAATCTCTAAGTACGCCAACAGGGTCGAGTGATCTTAACTTTAATCATCCAGTTAAAGAATTAATATGGTGTGTTGATTACCTCGCCAGTAATCCGGCACTCGGTCAATTAACTACTATTGCTACTGCTGCTTCATCGGCAACTTATCAACTTAAATTAAATGGTCATGATCGTTTTGCCGCACGTGACTGGAGATACTTCTCTCGTACTCAAGTATGGGAACACCATTCAGGCGCTGGTGGATTAACGGCAGGTGAGGCTGCTGCAACTGGCGCCTTTTCTGATGGAATTGGAGTATATTCATTTGCCCTCAAACCAGAAGAACACCAACCAAGTGGAACCTGTAACTTCTCTCGCATTGATAACGCTCAATTAGTAGGCATTGCTGATTGTCTCGCTAATAGAATATACGCCGTCAACTACAACGTCCTCCGTATCATGTCGGGTATGGGTGGTCTTGCCTACTCGAACTAAAGTTCTTAGGCATACTCGAACTAAAGTTCCTTAATATAATGTCCTTAAAACATTCATAAAATTCTAAAATTTATTATCTCATCTTAAGATAATTTTTAAACTTTTCTTTATAAAGATTAAATAAATATAAGTTTTATTTAATCTTAAATTTTTTTTCTATTCTAAGGTATAAAATAATGGGAGGAGGATTAATGCAACTTGTAGCTTATGGCGCTCAGGATATTTACCTTACGGGTAACCCGCAGATTACTTTCTTCAAGGTTGTCTATCGCAGACATACCAACTTCTCGATGGAGGCGATTAAACAGACTTTCAATGGCACTGTTGGTTTCGGTAATGATGTTTCGGCGACCATTTCAAGAAATGGTGATTTAGTCTACAGAATGTATTTGGAACATACGGCCAAATTCACACAATCGGAGGGCGCTGATGCTAATGATAATGCTGGATTATGTGAAAGATACGGTGATTCATTAATTAAAGAATGTGAAATTGAAATTGGTGGTCAACGAATTGATAAACATACTTCCATGTGGAATCGTGTATATTCTGATTTAAACCAATTTAATCCAAGTGGTCATTTTGGAGGGAATAATAATATAGGAGGGAACGCCGGTATCACTGCCGCGACAACCGGGACATTATATCAATTAATGTCCGGAAATGGAATCGGTGTTAATTCAGACGCCGGATCCGCGGGCAACGATTTTGGTGTCAGCGCGGATGGAGGAGTCGTGAATGGATTTACGTATACAGCAAACGGAGGATCAAATGTTAATGTAGATGTTGGAAGAATATTTTTACCGCTTAATTTCTGGTTTTGTCGTAACCCAGGACTTGCTTTACCTTTAATCGCCCTTCAATATCACGAAGTTAAGGTTAAAATGACTTTTGAAACTAAAAAAAATCTAGCCCGTACTTCAACCGCTGTGGATTTTGCTGCTGCTGCTGACGGTGATACAAACTGTACCGCAACCGACACAAATTTTGATTTGTGGTGCGATTATATCTATCTTGATACCGATGAGAGACGCAGATTCGCTCAAGTATCACATGAATATTTAATTGAACAATTGCAGTATTCGGACAACACGATTTCAAGCGCTTCACCTTCAATAAACCTTAACTTTAATCACCCAGTTAAAGAATTAATTTGGTGTACCCGCAATGAAACTGTCGCCGATGACGGCGGTAGATGTCAACCTCTCGCGAGCGGTAAGGGTGACCCTACAGCAGGTCCTGTATCATTAGATGAAATGGGTGGAAATTGGCAATTAAAACTAAATGGACACGACCGTTTTAAAGAAAGAGATTCTAGATATTTCACTCGTACTCAAGTTTGGCAGCACCATACTGGATATGGGGGGGTTCCAACATTGGGACACAATGATGTGGATTTAACAGGTGGGGACACAGGTGTGGCGTTGGGTGGTGATTCAATTGCCGTCTATTCTTTTGCTCTAAAACCCGAAGAACATCAACCATCGGGGACTTGTAATTTTTCAAGGATCGATAATGCACAATTAGCTGGGACGAGCCTTACTACGATGAGAATGGATTCTTCCCCCATACTAGAACCAATTGGCACCGCCGATGAAACAGACTCAGTTAAACTAACAATCTTCGCCGTCAACTACAACGTCCTCCGTATCATGTCTGGTATGGGTGGTTTAGCTTACAGTAATTAAATAAGATAAACCAAAATAAAAAATAATTATAAGAAATACAATTAATATAAGTTATCAATAACTCCTTCAATTTGAGTAACTCTCAATTTTCCATTTGCACAATCAGTTAATAAATCAATTAACTGTTCTAGAACTTCAACTTTTTCTGTTACACTTTTTTCATTGAATAAAAATTTCTCTAAAGTATAAGATTGAATATTTTTAAAATGATTGGAATCTGTCGTTACTTGTCTTTCTGCCCATAATTTAACTACTTCGGGTAATTTTTCAAGTTGATTTAATGTATCTTCATAATTTACATTAGAATCAACGGAAACACTTTTACTTTCCCAAGCAGTTAAGAAATTACGTTTCCCTTTTCTACCCGATCCAACCCAGTTTCCACAACATTCACGTAAATAATCTAATTCAGCAATACGTTGTTTTAAGTCATCGGTTAATTCTCCTGCTTCTGCACTTGCAACAGGATCTTCTGATAAAATATCACGGATATCCGAAACAACTTGTTCTACAGGAGCCACTGATTCTGCTGGTTCTTCTTCCGCCGGTGCTTCTTCCGCTTCTTCCTCTTCTTCAGCCTCTTCTTCAGCGGGTGCTTCTTCCGCGGGTGCTTCTTCCGTGGGTGCTTCTTCAGCCTCTTCTTCAGCAGGCGCTTCTTCAGCAGGCGCTTCTTCAGCCTCTTCTTCAGCAGGCGCTTCTTCAGCAGGCGCTTCTTCAGCAGGCGCTTCTTCAGCAGGCGCTTCTTCAGCAGGCGCTTCTTCAGCCTCTTCTTCAGCGGGTGCTTCTTCAGCAGGTGCTTCCTCAGCCTCTTCTTCAGCAGGTGCTTCCTCAGCCTCTTCTTCAGACTCTCCGTCGGACTCTCCGTCGGCCTCTTCCACAACAACTTCCGAAGTAGATTCTTCTTCAACAGATCCTTCATTATTCATAATATCATTAACTTCCTCTTCACTCATTTTATACTTTTAACAATAAATTTTTTTAAGTAATTTAAAAATATAAGAAGAAGAATAATCATAAATAATGGCTCAAATGAATGCCTCTATTAACGCTTCTATTAACGCTGGAAATAAAGGATTAGTTAATTTAGGAAACACGTGTTATATGAATTCAGTTTTACAATGTTTAAGTCATCTTTTAACTTTTCATCCACAAAATGAAAACTTTTTTGATGAATGTAAAGATCTTAATAATGGATTGATGTATGAATGGTTTCAATTCCAAAGAGGTATGTGGTCTAATGATAATAACGAAAAACAAAATCCTGTTAAATTATTGAGATCTTTTAAAACTTTATGTGATGAAAAAGATCTTTATTTCGAAAATTTTAATCAAAACGATGTTGATGAATTTTTAACCTTGTTTTTGGATTTATTACATGGTTGCGTCAAGAAAAAGGTGAAAATAAATCTTAAAACTAAAACCGGTTCCGATGAAAGTAGCAAAATGGTCATAAAGGGATTTGAAACTTGGAAGCGATTTTATGAAAATGATTATTCATATATTGTTGAAAACTTTTATTCGCAATTACTCTGTTTAACAATTTGTCCGGATTGTTATTATTTCACTTCAAATCATGATCCCATTCAAGTTATCTCCCT